TTATTATAACTTAAATTATTATAACTTAAATTATTATAACTTAAATTATTATAACTTAAATTATTATAACTTAAATTATTATAACTTAAATTATTATAACTACTATATTATAATAATTCAATAATATGGATAATTTATTAATACATAAATACAAACCCCAAAAAATAGATGATTTATTATTAAACAATAATAATAAATATTTATTAAATAGATATTTAAAAAATAGTTATTTTAATTTAATTATAGAAGGCGACTCGGGGTGTGGAAAATCCAGTTTAATTAATATAATAATAAAACATTATTATAATAATAATAATAATTTAATAAATAACCATGTATGTTATATTAGTTTATTGAAAGATCAAGGTATTCATTTTTATAAAAATGAAGTAAAAATATTCATAAATAATTGTATAAGTAATAGTTATAAAAAAATAGTAGTAATCGAAGATGTTGAAATGTTTTCAGATATAATACAAGTATGTTTTTATGAATTAATAAAAAATTATAAAGATACAATATATTTTATATTATCCACGTCAAATATATTAAAAATAAACAGGAATTTTTCTTATTTATTGGATATAATAAAATTTGAACCACTAAACTACGAATATTTATCAAATATACTAGACACAATAATTCGCAAAGAAAATATTAATATAGATAACAATATAAAAAAATATATTATAAATTTATCAAATAACTCAATAAATAATTTAATAAACAATATTGAGAAAATAAAATTATTATATAATAATTTTGAATCATTAAACGATGTTAAAGAATTAGATATCGAATCAAATATAATTATAAATTATTATGATGAATTAATAAATCATTGTATAAATAAAGAAAAAAAGGAGGCAGTTGGTTTTGTATTAAATTTAATTTATAAAGGACATTCTATTATTGATATTTTAGAAAATTTTTTATATTATATAAAAAACAACTCATTAAATATAATAGAAGAGAAGAAATATTTAATAATCAAATATATAATAAATTATATAAATAATCATTTTACTATTGAAGAAGATAATATTGAAATAATATTTTTCGTAAATCACTTATATAATATAATAACAAAAGATTAGGTTATTAACATAGTAGTTATATATAATATATTATGAGTAATACATTTATAACTGATATAAGTTTAAATTCTATAAAAGAGTATGTTTATAATTATTTACACATATATTGTATAAAAGAAGGCGATTATTTATATATAAATAAAGAAATATATAAAAAATATGAAGTTAATAATAAAATAGAAGAATTTACAAATTACATAAAGCAATTTTATAAAACTTCTAAAAAATATTTTACTGAACGTGTAAAAAATTATAACAATTTTATAAGTATATTGCGACATATTTGTAAATTATTAAAAATAATATATTATAAAAAAATTATTTACAATAACAATTCATACTACATTGTTTATTATATTGAAAATAATAAAGAAAATAGTAATTTATGAACTAATCCTGCGTGTTTCAATTCGTGTAGAAGTTAAATAAATTGAATTTTCAGTACATATTATATATACTTCGTCCATTTTATATATTTTAACAATTGGACTAGTATATTCTTCTTCGTTTTTCACTAATAATTTTTCTTTATTTTCTTTAACACCAATTAAAACTTTTTTTTCAAGAGAATCCGTCCAATAGTCTAACATAATAGGTTTATCTTCTGTTATTGATATTTTAGCTATTTGATTCCATATACTAGAAGGAGGCAATACTAATTTCTCATTATCATTACTCATTTTATATAAATGTATTTGTAAAAAACTTTAAATTGTTTTTTTGGTATTATATATTAATAATATAATATATAATAATATAATATAATTATATATTATATTATTATTATATATATTGAATTATTATATATATATTGAATTATTATATTGAATTATTATATATATTGAATTATTATATATATATAATGGATTATATATTGAATATATAATGGATTATATAGAAAACTATGATGAATTTTTTAAATTATTAAAAAATTACACAAACGTTTTCTATAAAAATATGCTAATAAGATATTTACATAATTCAAATCATTTAGAGATGCTCTATGTAAAAGGTTTATTTTTATTAAAAAATATTTACATACTATTATTTTTTTATTGCGAAAATATTAATGAAGTACTAATAATAGTTGAGAAAGCATATATATATTATATTGAATATTTGATTCAAATAAATTTAAATTCAACGACTATAGAATTAAATTTTAGAGATGCTGTGCTATTTACTTATAAAAGAACATTGTTATCTTATACTAAGCAAAATAATAATAATAATATGAAAACTAAAATAAATAAAGAACTAGATAATTGTTTCAATATTTTATGTAATTTTTTTTATTTAACTGCTAATAGAAATTTTATAGAATATAAGGAGTCTTTAATTATGATTAATGATAATAATTTCATTAATTCATTTGTAATAAAAAAAGTAACTACCATTGAAGAGTTAGAAAAAAAACTAAGAAAATATATAATAGACAATACTAATATATCAGAATTCAACAATATTATATTAGTATTGAGAGATAAAATAGAACAAAAAATAACTAATAAAATTGGTGCAAAAATTAATGCTAAAATACATTATTTGCTTGATAATTATAAAACTATGAACTTATTAGTTGCCAATACTAGTTTTATTGAATTAGACTAGACCCCCTTCATTGTTCAATATATACAAATTTTTTTTTTATCTTTTTATCGTGTAATTCTTTAACTTTACTTCCTTCATTAAATATATTTTCATATTCGCACGATAATATATTTTTTATATATTCATATACAAGACTCAACGTTTCTTCATTACATTTACCGACAATTAAAATACTTCCGGTTCTAAATATCATGTATGAAATTTTTGTAGTATTATCATTAGAATAATAAATACATCTAATCCCGGGATAAGAACAAGGGTCATATATGGCATTAATATTGTATTTATTTCTTAAAATAGAGTATAACATCTCTCTATTAATATAAAACCCACAATTAAAATTTGAGTTTATTAAAACGTCCTCCGTATTTTTATAATTACACGTTATATTAGAATCAACATATTTATTTAATATCAATAAAAGATTGTTGATAATAATATTTAATTGTTCATCGTTTTGGATACCTGGAATTTCAATTTTACCAGTGTTAAATATTTTAACGTGCATTTCCTTGAAAGAATTATCAATATATATTCTTAATGATAGTACGAAACAATTATAAAACGCACTCTTTTCTTTGTTTCGCGCATACAATAAATCTTTTTTACATAACCCAATGCTTATTTTTCGAACATGTTTAAATCGACTATTAGCATCAATATGAGTAATAATTTTATTATGAACATTGTTAATACCATCCAATTTTAGCAACATTTTTTCATAATCTTCTTTAACGTCAAAAGATAATTTAATTTGTTTTTTAACAATACCGATATGCTGTTTATCATAATCTATTATTGGTAAAATCCAAAAAGTTTCAAAAATATCAATACTTGTGCTTAAAAACAAGATTTTTGTTTTTGTTGATATATATATAGTGGTGCAATTTTTTATAAAATTTTTCTCAGGAATAATTTTATGTAGATTATTTTTAAAATCATCATGAGGACATATATTACTATCTATAGCAAGCAACTCTGTATTTGAATTTGAATTTGAATTTGAATTTGAATTTGAATTTGAATTTGAATTTGAATTTGAATTTGAATTACTACCATATGCAAAATTAGTATTATTATTATTTTTTAGAAAATAAAGCCATTCATTTTCAGTATCAAGATTCATACTTATAATACTTTAAATCATAAAATAATAATTTCAATTATTGTTTTAAATATTTTATTAATTTATTAATTTATTAATTTATTAATTTATTAATTTATTAATTTATTAATTTATTAATTTATTAATTTTAATATTTTAATATTTTAATATTTTTTAATTTAAGACTTGAGTAAATTAAATAAATTATACAATATAATATTTTTATTGCTCAATTTATTATAATTGTAGACAAAAAATTCTAAACAATTTATTTTATCATCGTCAATAATGTGTATATTATTTTTTAAAATGTTAAAAATATATATTTTTATGAACTCAATATAATTAAATTTATATTTTTTTTCCAATGCTATGAAATTTTTTTTAAAAATGTCATAGTCTGCATGTAAATTTATAGAATATAAATCTTCATATACATGAGCATCTATAAAATATATAATACTATTGTTGTTTAATTGTAAAAAATTTATCATTGCTCTTATATCGTTTTTAAATAAATTTATAATGTGATATAAATAATCTTTTGATACAGTTAATTTTTCAGTAATACAAATATTTTCTAAGAAGGCGTGTATTTCTTCAAATGGTATATTATTAAATTTTAATTTACAAAAATAACTTTGTAGATTATTATCTATTTTTGTAATATAATTACATATTAGACAATATCTTACATTAGAATTACTATAATATTCTATTAAATATTTTAAGGCCAATTGCGCAGATTTTGTCATATAATCAACTTCATCCAAAATAATAAATTTAGGACCTTCAAAGAAAAGATTTTCACTTACAACAAACGTATATAAATTGTTTCTAATTATTTCAATACCTCTTTCATGCGAGGCATTTAAATGGACTATTTGTTTTTTGTTATCCTTATAATATTTATTTAAATAACTATTTATTAAATTAATCACTGTTGTAGTTTTACCAGTTCCTGGAGGACCATATAAGAGCAAATTTGGAAAATAATTTTTTTCAATAATATTATTAATCAATAATTTATTGTAATTACTAAGTATTATTTTTTCTAAATTATTTGGACGATATTTTTCATTCCAGTTAATACTGCTATTCATATTTAATTATATAGATTCTAGTAGTAAGTACTAAGTAATAAGTATTAAGTATTTATAATTTATAAATTATAATTTATAATTTATAATTTATAATTTATAATTTATAATTTATAATGTTTAAACAATAAATTAAAACAATATAAATTGTAAATAATTTATTTAGAATAATATGGTTCCTAAAAAAAAAGGAAGAAAACCTAAGTCTTATTATGAAAACCTTAAACTTTTAGAATTATCAAACAATTTATTAGATATAACTGGTAATATTTCACTAGCAAATGACAACATTATAGTAACTAATATAGTAACTACTAATGAAATAGCTACAGATATATGTAAAAATATTATTCATAAAAAGAGAGGTAGAAAACCTAAAGGAGGAAAAATTATAGAGCAAAAAAAAGTAATAATTGAATTAAATCAAAAACCTAATATAATTTTGCATTTAAACTGTAAATTACGAGATATAGTTATTGGCGAACTAAATTACTCACCAATTGTTTATAATATTAAAGATTTTGATAACATAATCAATAATTATGATTATATAGAAAACAACGAACATAATTTAAATAATGAAGACAGTTTAAATAATGAACACCACTTAACCAATACAGACAATTTAAGCAACGAACATAATTTAAGCAACGAACATAATTTAAGCAACGAACATAATTTAAGCAACGAACATAATTTAAGCAACGGAGATACTTTAAATTATGAAGACAATAATTTTGATAGAAAAATAATTTCAAACGAAAAACATTTATATAATAAAATTATATCAAAGAAATTAGAAGACTTGTCAAAACAATTAAAAACCAATAATGTTAATAAGAAAGGGGCCTGTTTTTGGTGTACATATTGTTTTGATAACGATTCTATAATGATTCCTAAATACGAAATGAAAAATACATATTATTGTTATGGTAATTTTTGTAGTCCAGAATGTGCGTGTTCATATTTAATGAATGAAAATATAGAATCATCGCAAAAATTTGAGAGATATTATTTATTGAATATTATATATAGCAAAATATATAATTATGAAAAAAATATTAAATTGGCACCATCACCTTATTATACATTAGACAAATTCTACGGAAATTTAAATATTCAAGAATACAGGAAACTATTAAAACATGAACGATTATTGTTAATAGTTGAGAAACCATTATCTAAATTATTACCCGAATTATATGACGAAAATGAAGACTATATATTAAATAATAAATCTGTAAATAATAAATCTGTAAATAATAAATTATATAAAATAAATGTAAAATAAATTTTTTATAAAAATTGATTTAAATTATATTTTAAACTAATTTAAAATATAATTCATAACATTTTACAATATGGACGGCGACTTAACTCAATTAATTAATAAGTTGTCATCAGACCTTACAAACTCATTAAAAGTTAATTTAACTATTTTTGTAGAAAAAAATAAAACAAATAATGAATTGCTACAAAATTTGAAATATTTGTTATTTAAGTTGCCCGAATATGTTGAACTAAACACTAAATATATTAAACTTGTACAAGATTATGATGAATTGGTAAAAAAATATGAACTGCTAAAAGAAAACAAAGACAATATTACTATTAGTGTAAATGAAGTTAATTCTAGTAAAATTTTAGCACAAGAAGTCAAAGTTGTAGAACTTACAAATATTTCAAATACTATTATAAAAAAAATGAACGTTGATGATTCACTTGAGCAAGTAAATATTGTTAAAATAAATAGTAAAGACGAAGGCGAAGAAAAAGGCGAAGAACAAGAACAAGAGGAAGACGAAGGCGAAGAGGAAGACGAAGGCGAAGAGGAAGACGAAGGCGAAGAGGAAGACGAAGGCGAAGAAGACGAAGGCGAAGAAAACGAAGGCGAAGAACAAGACGAAGGCGAAGAACAAGACGAAGGCGAAGAAAAAGACGAAGAAAAAGACAAAGAACAAGAACAAGAACAAGAGGAAGAGGAAGAGGAAGAGGAAGAGGAAGAGGAAGAGTTAGTTTTAATTACTATTGAAGGTAAAAAATACTACATATATGAATTAAACAATTCTATTTATGAATGCTTACCAAATGAAGATGTTGGAAAATGTCTTGGAAAATTAGTCAATGGAAAACTTCGTCTGGAAAATTAGTTAATTAAAAAGATTCATCAAAAATAAATTCATCATCACATTCAATAATTTTACATGAGTTATTTATTTTATAATTGTTATATTGTTCAATTAATTTTATAAATCTACTATAAACCAATTTCGGATAGAAATCATTACTATTATTAACTATAAAAATATGTAACAATAATATTTTTTTATTAGTACAATATAATTGAGTATTATTAAATATAAAATTAAAATTATTATACTCACTGCTATATTTTGTTAAAATTTTGGTGAAAATTATATTTTCTTGACCTATATTTTGTAATAAGTTATTTTGCCATAAAATAAAATTATTATAAAATATTTTAGTAATATAAGTAATATCGTTCAATTGCCATATTTGATACAAAAAAATATTTTTGTCTATACAATCACAGAAAATAAAATTGGCTAAAATTTTTTTATATATTTTTATTTCGTTCATAGTTAAATTAGCATTAAATAATTTAATAACATTTTCATGTAGTAATAAACTTAGACTAGTTCTATCTGAATAATTAATAATATCTAAATCTTGTAAATCATACTTGTATTGTAAGAAATTTTTAGTTAATATTTTAATATTATTATTATTATTATTATTATTATTATTATTATTATTATTATTATTATTGCTATCAGTATTAAATTTTAATTCAATAAGATCATTATTATAAAAATAATCTATATTTATAACTTTATAAAACTTATAATCTAAATATTGTATTATATTGTTAATAATTAACGTATTATTTTTCAGATCTAATATTTTTGGATATAATTTATATATGATATTTTTCAATTGTAAAGTAGAAGGAGGATATATTTTTAAACAATATGATAACTTGACTAATTCGGTAAATTTTTTCTCTTCATGTAATGTATTTATAAATATAAATGGTATAAATTTATGAAGTTTATTTTTTTTCAATATTTTTATTAAGTTATTAAAATAACTCTTATCATTATATAAATAATAATTTATATTATCAAGTATTAGGGCATTTTTTTGAATATTATTAAAAAACATAGAATATACATCTTTATTATCAGTTATATTTATTAACTCTTCTAAAGATAATGGATTATTAGTACAGTCAATATAATTGATATTATATTTTAATGAATTTAAAATGTTCTTAATAATAGTTGTTTTACCGATTCCGATTTCACCATGAACATATAAATATTTATGCGAATTATTTTTTTCCAAATTATTTATATATTTTACAACAATATTAGTAATATAATTTATATCATTAGAGTCGTAATAATTTATAATGTCCATCTAATATTTTTATTTACATTATTTTTATGTGATTTTTTTATTAAATGACTTAAATTATATTTATTTATAATATTAATAATATTGCTTTTATTGTTACTATAGTAATAAAAAAAATCTACTAAGTTATAAAATATAACATTTTTATATAGAAATTTATTATAGTAATATTTATCTTTGTTATTACTATTGTTATTTGTTATGTAAAGAGTTAGAATAATTTTGCTAAAATATATTAAATCATTTGTTAATAAATAATAATAATAATTATAATTATTATAATTACTAATTTTCAAAGTAATAACATTGTTTAATTTTTTATTGTGAATAATAAAAAAACGATAACCATAATATTTATTAAAATAATATTTATTCAAGAAATACTTGTAATTAGGTGTTATTTGTTTCCATATTAAATTTAATATATCATTTGGTATTAAATTTAATAAGTCATTACTCATTTATATATGTAAATTATTATTTATTAATTATTATTTATTAATTATTATTTATTAATTATTATTTATTAATTATTATTTATTAATTATTATTTATTAATTATTATTTATANTCGCAATCTTAAATATCCGCTTAAATCACAATAAACCTCAAATTTATTATAATTTTCCCCCGACATAGTTTGACCTACAATATTTATTCCTGATATTTCTGTAATATAAAGTTTTGGCGTAGCAATAGCATTGCTACTATTAATTTTATTAGCACTATCATTCATAATGGTTATACTATATGACGGGTCAATTGTATTAATACCTATTCTATTATTTGATGTATCTATACATATTAACTTAGTACTATCAATAATAGTATTATTATTATTATCGATTGAAGAAAATGTTCCTATTAATGTATTAATAGAACTAGTCATAATATTAATATATATATTTATAATGTTTATATTATAAAATCTATAAAATCTATAAAATCTATAAAATCTATAAAATCTATAAAATCTATAAAATCTATAAAATCTATAAAATCTATAAAATCTATAAAATCTA